AAGTGTAGCTCCTTCAACGTATCCTGTTCTAGCATTAGTTCGTTTAGGAGTAAATTCTGATCCTTTGACGAAAGGATACCTGTTTCGTAATAACTGCGTAGTCTCTTCATACTCTCTTCTGAGAGTCGATTCAAGTTCCCGTGCAGAGCGTTCATCAAAATACCATCCATGGATTTCTTGTTGAGTTAAAATTTGTGCTACTTTATGTTCTAACGCAACCCATTCAGGTAAGGTAGAAAATGTTTGCATAGTTTGGTGGTAACCATAACATCTTGTATACAGTAATCTTGCATATCTTGTGACCACTCTTTCCAATCAGTGGTTTTACTAAAATTACCTTTATATTCGTTCAATCTATAACCATATGCCTCTAAAGAATGTCTGCCATATAACTGCAATGGCATATGTTTCCAATTATGTTTTTTATCTATATCGAGTAAATTCGGATGATATAAGCGAGATAACAAAAGAGTATCAATAACAAGGCCACGAGGATTAAAATAGGGGTAAAGCCTTTTAATAATAGGTATGTCAAAGCCGATGATATTGTGACCAATAAGAACGTCAGCAGTTTCGAGCCAACTGATTCCTGTAGTAATGGAGTAATTTCCAGCCATCGGGAGATCTTTTGGATTCTTCGCATAAGGCTCATCATTAAAGGATTGCGTGAGATTATCTTCTTCCCAATGGAGTGCAATACAGTGGATCCTGGTAGCATCATTGAGAAGACCGTTTGTTTCCAGATCGAACACTATCGGACCGACTCCAGATGTAGGTTTTGTCAACGAACTTAGCCTTTTCAATTGCTTCTTGCGATGGTGGATTAGGTTTATTTAAATATTGATACCACGGATGTACATAATCTCCATTTTCAAAAATCTGTGGCTGGGTTAAAGGTTGGTTCTGTCTGAGTTTCATGTTCGATAAATCTGCAAGTGTTTAGATCATAACTTAATTCACATGCTCGGCCAACTTCGCCTGAATAGCGATTTTTAAGGATTCTAACAGTCGTAAGTTTTCGATCAGAGTCGGTTTGTTGATCGACTTCGAGGGCAACGACCTGATCTGATATTTGAGCAATTGAGTGAGATCCTCTAAGTGAGGACAAACTAACTCGACCTCCTTCTTCGTGCGAAGTCCTATCATTTCCTGTTCTTCTTAAATGTGATACAAGGAACAACGCAATACCAGTACGTTCAACTAATGATCGTAATCTAGTCATAGTTTGATCCAGCATTCGTCGTTCATCCCCGTCTAATCCACTTAGCAATATACTTAAGTGATCGAGGAATATAACACGACACTCCAATCCGGTTGCCATGTATTCAATTCTATTATAGATAAGATCCGGTTCGAAAGAACCAAAGCCATCAAAAAGATAGAGATTCCAATTGGCAATCGAGGATCTGAAAGCAGATTCAAGTTCTGTTTGTTCATGGTCTCCAATATGTAAATTTTTACCTACAGCTGTGGACATCAATCCAAGTGCGGTTCTTCTATTACTTGCTTCAAGCTCCAAGATCCCAACAGACTCCCCTTTGATGAGCAAGTCAGTTGCAATGTGGCGCATGATGGATGTCTTTCCTGAGCCAGAGCCAGCACAAAATGTTGTAAGCTCTCCATACCGGATCCCGTGTAGTTTCTTATTAAGTCCTTCGAATGGGTACTCATGGTCAAATGGTGCTTGTGGTGTGGTTACAATTTCAAGAAGATTTTTCCCATCGATGATACCATCTGGCCTATACGGTTTCGCATCCCAGATAGCTTTACGAATGGCTTCTTGATCATTTGCTTGTAATGCCTCTGACGCATCCTTGTAGCCCTCCAATCGAGCGATCTTGACCTTCCCAGGTGGTAGTACTCCTGCAGCATCTTCTGCTGCCTTCCTGCCAGCCTCATCTCCATCAAAGAAGAGTATCGTTTCTTCATACCCTTGAAATAATGGGATTTGCTTTTGAATGTCTTTCTTGGCAGATGATGCACCATGAGGTAAGGATACCATAGGCCACCCTGCCATAGCTTCATAACAGCTCGCAGCATCTAGCTCACCTTCAGTAACAACAATCCGTTTACCGCTATTAGGAAAGCGATGCTGACCAAATAAAGTATCAGTGGAAACTCCTTCATATCGAAAGTCTTTTTGCTTTGTTTTAATTTTTACACCTTTCAGAATGCCTGATTCATCATGGTAAGGGAACCTAAGTGTATTCCCATCTCTGTAAATCTGATAAAATTGATTAGTTTTCTCAGATAAATTACGCTTATTTAGTCTTTCAGCTGACCCTGTTAATTGGACAGTTTTTGACATTTGATGAGTGTGAATAGTATCGTTATCACCTCCTGTTCTGTTATGACAAACAAAACAGAAAGTGTGGCCGTCAGTATATAAAGAATTAGCATCTGACGAGCCACAATTATCGCAAGGCATGTGCCTCACGAAGTCACTTTCTTCCATTAAATCAACCAATCAAGTGGAATATTGTGGTAAGACGTCCATGGTATATCGTGTTTTTCACACCACTTCGCATAGGTCGTCTTACTTTTCTTAGATATAGTATTGTATGGTGATTGGAATACCATTCTCAAATCTATATCTGGATTATCACGTTTGACCGCAAGGACTTTTCTCCGATCGGTTGAATCCCAGTATCCTTTGACTTCCAGGTATGTATAATTAGGAAGTATAAAATCGGGAGTGTAATGATGGCTGATAGTATAGCTGAGTTTCTCAGACTCGTATTCATAAGAGACACCTAAACCTTCTAATAGGTTTGCAACATCTGATTCAAGTTTAGATCTGAATTTAATAGTTTTACTTTCTTTCAACTTATTGAAAGCTTTTTTAGCCCATAAAAGTGATTCTTCTTTAGAAGTCTTCTTCTTCATCTGTGTTAGTAGAAGAGGTTACATTTGGATCAGCAGTTTTAAAACCTGATGTATTGCCAAATAATTCAGCAACAGCATCAGCATCTAAATCACCAGTATCTACACCTGCTTCACTTTTTACTGAGATAACTTGTACACCAACCAACTTAAGGCTGCTACCATAGGTAACCCCATCCCGTAGAATGTAAGGCTTTTGATAGAAACCCAGTTTAACAGTAGATCCTGCATATAAAGGAGTTTTAGTGTCAGTTACTTGCGTGCCCTCTGTGTCTACCACGGGAGGGCGAGTCTCTTCATTCCAAGAGAACTTAATCTTATATTTACCCTCTGAGACTTCTTCCCACGGCTCAGGTTTGAGTGTGGATCTTTTGGGGTTTTTTAATTTTGATTCAGCCCATTTAAGGACATCAGCTCTTTCAGTTTCTAATTTGTCAATAGTATTACTATCAACAATAGCAGCCAATGAGTATCCAAACTTACTAGGTGATAGTATAGCTTGAAAGCCCTCAAGGGTAACAGGTTTTTCAGTTACATGAACATTTCTAGACATCTCATTCTCCAGTAAGAGCTTCTTCTAGTGATTCTGGATCACGATCTTTATCCATTGAATCGAGGTCTTTACCTACTCTAGATGCACTACCTTTTAGACTTTTTACTTCAGAAGTTAACTTTTCGTAATATTCTTCAAGGTTCTCTAACTGAACTTTAACTTGTAATAATTGCCTTTCCTTAGCTTTAAGTTCGGCAGCTTTCAGTCTTTCTTCAGACACAACTACAATAGTAGATGGTGCAAAGAAAGGATCAAATAATGATGGGTACATTTAACAGAAAAAATAAGTGGAATCAATTACTGTTGACGGTTCAAGGTCTCCAATAATCGGTGGTTCATTTTCCGCACCAATTTGTTGTGCGAAATCGTTTAAATAGTTTTGCTTAGCAAAAAGTTGCATATAAGTTTCTCTGACTATACTTGATAATATAGACATATCAGTAGCTCTACATAAGACACTATCATGTATTAAAGCAATAGGATGTTTGAACCTTAAAGCACTTAAATGTAATAAAGAAGCATCTAGACTGTGAATTAAATTAGGTGCAGTAGCAGCTTTATGCCTGTTTCTATCTACCTTATTCTCATCACCTGTTGCTACTCTTATTTCACAACGTCCTAATAATTGTAAACTTAATACTTCTATCTTCTTTTTATTAATTTTTTGTGTGACAATAAATCCAGATGGTGTTACCCACTTTAATTGTTTAATACCTCTATCGATAGCTTTGGATACTTCATCTTCTATCCATTTCATAACTGACATCGGTCCAGGTACTACATTATTCATAGCATCCCTAACAGCTTTAACTATTTGTGTCAAATCATCTTTATCAATTTCTATACCTTTTTCTAGTAATGCGTCCCTGATGTAAGAACGATTAGAGAAAGGTTTAGCATTGTAAGGTATGGTCATAACGACCCTTTTGACACATTTACGATCCCAGTGTTTATGTAGGTTCTTGGGTATATTCCATTTAGAAACTTCTGCTACTACTTTATAAGCATCTTGTGGCCTATCTGATGGTAATACGTTAACAAGTTTAGCTGTGCTCTTGTCACGAGCCAATCCTGCCAAAATTTGGAGGCCACTACATGTAGCGTCTGTTGCTACACATAATCCCGTGGTCTTACGGTCTTTTAAGACAACACAGTGATAGTATTCATCACAGCTGGCTAAAAACTGCCACGACTCTTCAGCTCCCTCCCATTCAGTTATCGTACTTATAGGGTCAAGAGCTATTCGACTGATGAGTGTGATATTATCAGCTACCCAATCTAATCTTTCTGACATAGTAGCTTTATCAAGGCCATATGTGGTGGCGCACTGAAAAGCTAGCCATTCTTCAGCTTCATTAGTTATAACTGATTCATTAGAAAA